CGACCCGGTAACAGTCACTGAAACGCGTTATATGCCGGATAACACGATGATCCTTGGCAACACAAAAAACCGCGGGCTCCGCACTTATGGCGCAATTCAGGACGAAGACGCGCTGAAAGAGGGGATTTGCGAAGCGACGCGCTATCCAAAAGTCTGGACCACTACCGGTGATCCGGCAGTGACGCAAACAATGACGCAATCCGCGCCAGCAATGGTCCTCACGGACGCCGACGCGTTCGTTGTCGTAAAAATTGCGTAAGAGCCGAAAGGCTCTTTTTGGTTAAGGAATCAACATGAGCACAAAAACAGAATTGCTGGCGCGCATTGACGATCTGAGCGCTCAGCTCGGTCGCGAATTACCGCGCAGCGGGACTATTGCGGAACTGGAATCAATCGTTGCCGGCGCTGAGTCAGAGCTCGATATTCTGAATGAGCAATCTGGTGACGCGGGAGGCATCGAGATCGCGGTGAATACTGCGCCCGGGACTGATAGCGATCTCGCTCAATCAATCGCGAGCGCTATCGTTTCACAGTCACAAGAACCGGAGCTTGCACCGGCTACGCGCCGCGTTAAGCTGCGTAACACGCTGGACGTTTATCACTACGTGAACGGGCGTCGCGTTCGCGAGATTGTTGCCGCTGGACGTGAAATTGTTGTTGATTCACCGGAGGTCGCGGACCTCATCGCAGCTGATCACGTTTACGCGCTATGAGCTACTACGATGACCTCCGGGCTGGCGACGAGGAGATGATCCGTGAGTGGGGACGGCCCGTTAAATTACGCGGTAAAACCGACCCCATTATCGCTATTTTCAACGAGCCTTACGCGCGCGTTGACGTTCCTCACGCTGGTTTTATTACCGGTACAGTAACGAGCCTGACAGCGCTCTCAGACGACGTCGCTGGCGTTGTTGCGCGTGACGTTGTCCAGGTCCCAAAGCAGCGCAGTATCGCTGCTGACGGCTCAGTTACCTGGTCTTGTTGGACCGATTACGTTGTTAAAGAACCTCAGCCGGATGGCACAGGGCTCACGAATATTTTTTTAGAGTCTCACACACCCAGCGAAAACAGCGAGTATTCAAAATACTAAGTGGGAACGCGGTCCCACTTAAGGGGGAAGCGTGGCCGATTTACGTAGTAACGCGCAGATGTTCGATATCGATGTTTCTGCGTTGGAGCAACTCAGAGTCGAAATTAGCGCGACGCAACATCAGATGCTGATGGCATACGACAGGGCGCTGAACCGAACTGCAAAGCATATGCATCGAATTTCAGCAGGAATGATTTTGACTGCACTGGCAGCTAAAAATCATAAGGCCGTAGATAAACGAATCAAACCGTTCATTAAGCGACGTAATTTTACAAAAGAAGGGGCAGGAGATCTGAGCAGCGTAAAGCTCTGGTACGGCCTGAACGATTTTCGGGTATCTGAGCTAAAGGGGCGATTACAAAATCCCCGGAAGCAAAAGCAGCCTCGCAATCCAGAGACCGGTCAATTTTTGAAAACAAAAAAAGGCGCTCGAGGTGCAACTTTTACACCCAAAAGTGCAGGGCTGGCGATGATGAGCTGGCCCGATTCTTTCGTAGCGAAACGCTACGGTGCGAAAAGTGTCTGGATTCGACTGGCTCGCGGAGGAATCGAAGAGGCTCGCGTACCTGTGCACGACGCGCTGGAGGATGCTATCGATGATTATATTTTCGAAAATATCGGCCCTGTTTTTATGGGATTTTTTGAGAAAGATTTACGCGGTCGAGTGAAAGGAATCGTTCACGTAGACCCTAAAACAGGTAAACGATTATGAGCGGACTTGATGCATTTGACGAATACCTCGATCGCGTTAAAGGCGCGGTTTTACAAATACCGTTCATCAAAACATTCGGT